CATGGATCTACCCGACAAGGATAGGAGCACACAGAAACCAAGCGACCTGGAAATCCTCACCACCGGCTACAAACACGTGGTTGACGTGTGATCCGGTTACTTGGAGATAGGTGTAATCGTAGAACGCCAAAGCCGAAGATGTTCCATAGGTGGTGGACCCATTTGATTGTCCCCATTTGAAAGGTCGAATACCCCGGTCAGGGACTGCGATCATCTTCGCTGTGTTGTCCGCCACGACGACACCACCAGGAGTAGAAGGAAAGGGCGGTGGAAGACTTCCCCAATAAGGAAATTCACTGGCACTCACCTCCGGGGCAATCGAAGGAATCTCCATCTCACTGGTCATCATCCGAGCTGCACTTCCAGTGGTGGCATCAATCAAGGTCACCACGTACCCACCTGAGTTGGCGTAAAACCCCACGGACAACCAGTAGAGGTAAGTCGGACACGTGTGGCTGTAATTTACTGTTACGCCATACGCGGTTACGTTGACATCGTTGTAAATACCACATGGAGGGTAAAACCAAAGGGGAAATCCAGATGATGGAGTACCGCTAACTGTAACAGCCGTGTTAAAACAAGATCGACGGGTCAAGGCAAGGAGGTCGGAGGTATCCTCACCAGTGAATGCACCCTGTAATTTGAGAGTAACACCTGAAGCGTTTACAGGTAGAACCAAAGTTGGTATCTCGAATTCCATGTTCTCGGAGCAAATTTCAACGACTGGGTTGATCGTGATGGTGGCACCGGCTGAATTGAGTGGTTGATTGTCCCAATCCCAACTAAAGCTGGCCAAGGTGCCATCCACAATTACCCCAGTGTAAGCGTTCACCGTAGAATACGTATCCACGTACTCATAAGGCATGGTGAATTCAAAGACCGTAGTCCCAGAGATCTCAATCACATGATAGCGACCGGTGTACTTGTTGGCCGGCGTGGCATTCCCATATGGTGGGATGAGAATGACCCGGGCGAACCCGCGCGCCAATGGGGTTGAATACCAAGTCATCTTAATTTTGATATCACCCCTCCAGAGGCGGAAGAAACTGGCGGCATACCCAAGGGGAGTCATGCAGCAATGCATTGTGGGAGAAGTACCATACCTGTAGGTTTGACAAGGATGGACATTCAAGTTTCCTGGAGCCATAGCGAGGGCGATACAACCCCACTTGGCTGCTATCACTGAAGTCTTGGTCTCCTCAGGATTGTGGCCGGGCATGACCCCGGAGATGGAGCGGGCAGCGCTAGGATCCATACCTAACCCCTGGGCAGGGGCAACAATACCAGAAACATAAGCCAGCGAAGTGAGTGCAGGGGCCATCAACTGATCCACCCCTGGAACTCGACGGGAATAACCAAAAGCTTCGCCGACAGAGACCCCCAGCCTCATGACAGCCATGATAGGGGAGATGAACCAATGGGCACCTTGGGCGACTTTGCGAGCATAAGCGACAGCGCGTTCGGTGGTATTGGGCTCATACTCCTCGCCTTCTGGAGAAAGAGCCACCAACTCCAAGCCCTTATACTCAGCCCAAATCCAGAAATTACAAGAGGGTTGGGTAATTCCCATGATGTTTCCAAGCGTCCCAATCTGATCGATGTAGATCTTGTAGTCGTTCTGCCCAATGCTGGTAAAAGCTAAAGGGCTAGCCCAAGGCAAGACCATGGAGCAAACGCAAGGCTGGGAGATGTCAAGTCGCACAGACGGCATTTGCATTCGCGTGGGGATGGCACCTCCATCAAGCCAGGCTGTCAACTCAGTGGACATTTGATCTGTGAAGTAATAGGCTGCAGGTCGAGCCATAACATTGTAGCCACCATAAGTTTGGGGGTTCCCGGAGTAAGTAACGGTGATTCGAATACTTCGGTACTTGTAACCAATGTAAGGACCGGCCGCAGAAGCCAGCCTTGGATTGTTCAAGAAAACACTGGGAGTGATTCCGAGAGTGGCAACGAGAGGAGAAGAGAGAACGCCGTTACAGACAAGAAACTTCTGACTCAGAAGATCGTTGAGGGAGGCATCGTTGATAGCAGTTTGCAAGCCCAGCGGTTCAGGGGCAGGATTCGCGCTAAATTCAACAACACCAGGTGCCACGTTAGCCACCTTTGTGGCTGTGTTGTCCAATACAACAGGAGAAGTGGATGATAATTCAGTAAACTCGTAAGGGTTGCTAAAGCTAGGGAGAGTAGTAGTTCGGCTCTCTCCCTCCAAAATCAGACTCGGATCGCGGGTAAAGCGTTCCTTGTACAACTCTTGAGGCGTCCAAACGCTCGCCAAAGGCGCTTGGTGATCATGCAAGAATCTGGCCAACATGTCCATGTTGGAAGGATCTCCGAAGAGATCAAGGTCTCCCCGAGTGTATCTCGCCATTAGGGAGGCGAAAGACTCAAGGCTGGGGCAAAAGGGATACTGCCTAGCCAAATGACAGTAATCCTCGAAAAATTTCTCACCGTGCATGAATGCCTCATAAGACATGCAGATAATGACGTTAACCGAACGACTACGCTGGACCAGGATGCTGACTTCACCCAACGTGTAGCACAGGGCCTTCCAGATAGACTTCTCGTCAAGGGGACAGAAACAACAATCATCTCTAAAGACGAAGGTCCGTTTGAGAATGACAGCTTCATCCGCAGAAGTGAACTCGGGAGGGCTTCCTTTCTTGGTTTCGTGGGTAGTAACCGAACCCAAAGATCCATCAGTGATAACCATTGCCTCAGGTGAGAAAGAAAGCAGTGGGGAGATGGAAAAAGCCTTGTCATCTCCCTGAACCAAAACCACCGTATTCTCCAAGACCACCTTAATAGTCACACCAGGGTTCTGGATGTAGACGGAATAGTAGGTCTGAAGTTGGTTCATCAAGCCATTGAGGAATAGGGTTAACGAAGTTCCAGAACAAAATCCGAACCATCGGAGGTGGATCTCTCCGTCAACCATGTAACATTGGCGGGCAAGTGACAGAACGACGGCTTTAGCCATGGTCGCCTCCTTATCAGAGTAACCAAGTTTCTTCGCGAGGACAAAGATGCAATCAGCTGCGCAGATAAGCAGTGCGGAGATGCGAATGTCCCATTTCGACTGGTCGGAACAAATCGTCCTCTTGCCACCAAAGCGGTTGAGTTGATGGTAAAGCATTCCCCAATTTGGTGATGAAGGATTGACGGCTGCAATGATGCCAGTCTCAAACATCTTCGCTTGGGCGTAAGCGATGATAGGTAAAATCAAAGCTCTAATGACCAAGTTGTGACTTACATCCATGACGTTAAAGAGACGCCCCTTCCCTTTCGCCACTGAGGACATGGGGTAGATCTCGTCCTTAACGGTGGCTTTGGCGACACACGCCTCAACCTCATTGCGATCCAGATAGGCCATGATTCGATCATACTCCTCCCTAATCTTGGGGTGGACGACATGATAATCACCCTTGTCTTGAAAAGCCGCCGCTTTGGTGATGTTCTGCATGGCTAGATAAGGACCGACCGATTTGTCAGTGTCTTTCCCAACCATAAAGTCATTTCTCTTGTCGCCAGCAACAGCTTGAGTGAAAGTGAGCGGATGCAAGTCAATCTCAGGCTTGGGAAACTTCTCAACAAAGGTCATTATGGCCTTCTCCATTGCAAGCGGGTCTTGGACATACCCACATGTCACAGCTTCATTTGCTGTCGAGACAACACTAACCCACTTACCTTCAATCAATTTGGCCGAACCGGAATTTGGAGGACCATATTCTTCATGCAGCCGAGAGCTAAAGTAAGGGAATAGATCAGATTCTCTCCCACTCATTTGGGCTTTGTCAGCGAAGGATCGGTGCAACATCGGAAAGTCTCGAAAGCAGGGTGGAAGCGAACCCTCTTTCAACTGCCACGACATGGTGGAATTTGAAGCGAGACCTGGCTGCCATCCCTGGGCAACTGCCAAGTCGAGGATGGGATGAAATCGATCTGAGAATTGGATGTCAGGGCCGAACTTGCCCTCGCGACGGATGGTGTGCGCGATGATCATCTGCGGAGTGATGCGGGAGTAACACTTCATCTTATCCCCAAGCATTCCAATGTGGAATCCAAGCAGTAAGCCAGCTTCGTTAAGAATCGGAAGGCCACAATCACCATCCTTGGAAGCACCATCATGATAAGCTTCTGTAGCATTATCAGATCCATTCAATCGAACCAAAACATCTTGAAAGAAACCACGACCATTGTTGATTGGGTTGCCGATAAGGTTGTCCCAGTAAACGGCAATTGGGGAAAGGGGAGAACTCAGTCGGTAGAAAACGAGCTCAATCCCGATCTGAGCGATCACCTGATTAGCGAAGAATGGCACCTTCATAACGTTAGTCCCAATGGTAAACTCAATGATCTCACCATCCCTCATGTTTGGTTGTCCAGTATGTCGGGCAGTGTTGATGAAGTGGAATGGGAATGCAACAGTAAGCAAACTGATGGGGAGAGCCCACATCCGATAGCCCTTGCCGTTGTCAGTAAGTCGTTCAATCTTCAAGTCAGGGGGTCTAGCCTTCATCCCAAGATACTTGATGGCCTTCTGTCCATGGTGGATATGGACCGGCGTTGGGGGTTCAGATTCTAGTCCAAGACTCGAGACTATCCTGCCCTCGTCCTTCTTCGTCGAATCAAGTTTGCTGGAAGCGAGGTTGTAAGAGACAGCAAGAAGACCGCAGATAGTGATCAGAGCCGTGACGCCATAGGCCATCTGAGCACGTCGCTGAGGCGTGAACGAAGATAAGAAGTTGTGTCCTGCCACCTGAGCATGGACCAAAGCGACTTCAGCGGTTTGCTTAGCGGCTTTAGCACCATCACGGACCTTCTCAGCGAATTTGACTCGCGCTTCAGAGGTATCCTCCCACTTCTGGTTCATGTAATCGAAGACCTCTTCGGCAGCGACTGAAGCCAAAGCGGCTGGAACGGCAACGAGAGGAGTCAAGTTTGGTGTGTCTCCATCATCGTCGTCGGATTTAAAGAGAAAATCCAGATCCATCCCACCTTCAAACTTGACATGAGGTAGCTTCCCGGCGATGATATCATTGACGGTTAGGTTCATCTCAAAAGACGACGCGGGCGTAACCACTTGTTCACAGGCACAATCCTTGGGGTGAGCCGAAGGGGTAAGCTGATAACCCTTAGGACACAAGTTAACCTTCCTCTTCTGGAATTCGTTCTCAACCTCAATGGCAGCGAGGGTACGCACGATGATCTCACGAACCAGATCCCCTTGGTGGTTGAAGGATTGGCGGGTCGCTGGATCTGGTGTGAAGAGAAGAGTCTTGCACGTTTCTTCGTCCCTCTCACGTCGCATCTTCCCGAGATGGTAAACGACAAATCCCTCCTCATCAGGGAATTTCCTCAACAAGTGGCTGAGTTTGACGCCATGTTCCGCCGACCACTTCTCGGCTTTCTCGGTGTAAGCGAACTCAAGAATGTCGTAACGTCGAATGAGGCGTTCGGTAGAAGCGCCATCACTAGAGGTCGAAAATTGGTACTTACGGAGGTTTGTGGAAGCATAAATCAACACAGGGGATAGTGCATGATCTTTGTGATGGGCTTCAGCACACTCAGGAGTGAACGTGGTCACACCAACCAACTCGGTAAGGACTTTCATTGCTCCCACGTCGTAGGGAGTGACATCGTCTTTAGTCTGGAAAATGTCATCCATTGCGACATACACAGACATACCCGGGGGAGATTGGTACTTCGTTCCCTTCAAATGGTAACCGATAGGAATGTCAGTGGGCATACCCAGGGCCGCAGCCAAAGGAGGTCCAAAGTACTCAGGGAACGTGCTCTTCCCACATCCTGGTGGGCCAACAGAAAGTAGAGCATAAGGCTCACCACGCCGGTTGCTCAGAGCCGCGGCAAAGGACTGCTTTTCTCGGGTCAAATTCATCATGGTAGTCTCAAAATCACGATCCTTCGGGTGATGGGCACAAAATTGAGCCATTTTGGTGATGCGCCGTTCAGCCTGGTCCAACACTGTGGTAAGGGGCGTGGGATCGGGGGTACGCGAGCGAAAAGAGGCAAACTTCTTCATGAGAGAAATGGCGTCCATGATGTTTTCCCTACGTTCATCATAACCCATGAGTTCAAAAATATTGCCGGTGTTGACAAAGTTTTGAATACCCTTGGCACAGGTAGAGAGGACATCAAAGAAGAGGACCACAACTGTAGCATCCTTGCCCAATGATCGCATGGAAGAATGCATGAGAGCGATGACCAACTGGGTTCGCATAGGCATATCCTTGAATACGGTCGATCCAAGGAATGCGTTGACCAAGGCAGCAATCTTGCATGGAATAGGTGCATCCACCACACGCTCTGCAAGATGGGTTAGATCCTCCATGAAAGGATTCTCGGTAGTTATCTCAGCGTACCCCTCCTTCTTAAGTTTCCTTCCGGTAATTGCCAGTGAAATCAACTCAACAAGGCCACTATCACCATAACCCATGGTAGCAAACGAGGCCATGCTTATCAAAGCACACAGGCGACCAGCAGCGTTGGTAGAAGACATGTAGGAGCCAATAGACGAAAGGATACCGATAAACTGGTTGGTCACTACCAGTTCCTTAAGCCATTTAACTTGCCTCACGAAATCGTTGAAACCTTTAAGGGCTTCATAAACCTCAGGCACCGCATTGGGAAAAAGAGATACAAGCACACGCTCAAACATGCTCAAAGTCGGGAGTTCCCTCTCTGGGTAACCGTAAAGGGAATCTTCTCGGATGCGTCTGCGAGGGCAACACCTGGAAGTCATCGCTCCTTGCATGACCATCACACCTTTCAACTTCCGCTCCTGCGGATGATGGATTTTCCAATTGTTGATCAGGTAATTCGCTGATTGGACATCGTGCCACAATCGACGAAAGAGCTGGATAAGATCCTTTGGAATGGATTTCCTAAAGGTCTCCCAATCGGTCTTTCCTTCAGAGCATTCAATGAAGGCTGGGAAGAGCTTCAAATCACGCAAGGTGCGGTAGCACTTATCGCGTTCACCATCAGTAAGAGGTTTGGTGACTTCAATGTAAGGTCTCCTGCCCTTCCTCCTCTTGGTATCCTCCTTGACACCATCGACCTCACCGCCTTGCAAATGCAAGATAGGAGCGACGAACATGGTCGGTTCTGGACCTGATCGAATGCTCATAATCTCAAAAGCTTGCTTCAATCTGGATAGATCAGCCCTAAGGTTGGCCTTAGTGCGAGACAGATGTGGATCAGCATTGGCATAAATCAACATGAGTGATGCGAGGTGTTCATCCATCTCACGAATACGCTCATTCAATTCTCGACAAACGCGGGTAGAGCATTTGTAGGACCAGTTAATCCAATCTGGATTCAACACCAAGTCGCCACTCCAAAAGGTCGGACACTCAAGTTTAAAGTACCTCGAGTCCTCCCAGTCTTCAATCTCAAAGACATACTGGGAGACACTCTTGGAATACTTAGGTGGCTCAAGAGGCATGTGCTTGCGGGATTCGCGCAACATCCTGAGGTAGCCAACGTAAGCTCGCTGCATCTTGATTTTCTCGTTGAGAAGTTCGGGTTCAGACGATTTTTCAAACCGCACAGCGCGGAAGAAATCATAATCCATCTGCATCGACGCCAACACTTTTGTCAGTCTTACGACTTCTCTGACGTGGAAGTTGGCTGTCCACTTAATCCAGGCGGGATTCAAATCCCGATCTGGGAACTCGGGCCACGACATTGGCGTTCGTTCTTCCTCTAAGATAGAGGGAATGTCTGGTACGACATCTTCCACGACTTGGGGACCGCCCGAAGGCGCGGTTTCCATTAAAAAGATTTTTGTTGTATCTGGGTCGTGTGGTCGATGCTTGTTAGGCATCGATGCCCCCCCGAAGGGAGGCAAAAGGTTTCCCCTGAAGGTACTCATTTCCGTAAAAATTTAAAAAGGGAATTCTCACTCATAGACAGTTTGCTAAGCGTTCCTAAACGTGGTTGCCTGTAGCGGCACCACAGCGGTCGGATTAAACTCACTGTTTCCATTTATATGAGGGGCAGTTCTATCTACAAACCACCGCAAAACTAAAACGTAGTATTAACCAGGGGACCCCCGTTACGGGCCTAAAGGGATGATAACATCAAAACAGGTAGTGTTCGATAATATCAAACTCGAAATTCAGAAATTATGTTCTCGTTGTGTACTCAACACAGAATTCCGACAAGAACATGTCCGTCCTTTTGACGTGACAATTGAAGGTAACAAAATCCGGTTGTAAGCAAGGCTACTCACTTGATAACATCATAGGAACTAGGTCCTAAGACGGGTGAATACAACAATACTATGCGGAAAATGAAATTGGTGTCGAGGTTTCATATTAGTGGGAAAAAGATACTATAACAGTATAAGCTATCTAATATGCCTGTAAACTACAGGGGAGCTCTACAGTGGACGTCGCTCGATGCACTAGATCGTTCCACAACTTTGAGGCGGTACGGGGTACTTTCCAAAAACAACTGAAATGTTTAATTGGATAGTCCGATCAATCGATCGGGTAGTGAGCACTAATTGGTGCTATGAAACCCACTGGGACAGATCACAATAATGTGAATGCCCGTGTGGGAGGCGGGGCCGGTAAGCGCCGATAACGGACTGAACCGTCCATAGGTGCAAGAATATTCTTGCAATCTATGGGAAAAGAATCCTGCTCATGCAGGAGTGGCAGTAGTCACACAGATAACGCACCAACCAAATTTGGTTGGATTCGAAAACGAATGGGGGGCATACACTTTGCAGTGTGCGTATTAAAACACACTAGCCAGCAGTATTAGCTGATACTAGGAGAGGGGGAGGATATTGAACCTCCCC